TTACTACACAGACACTCTTAGAACATTACAAAAGAGTTACTGGCTCTACACTAATCAACTTCCACATTGTTGACGGTAAAAGAGATGCCTTCCACTCAGAACATCAAGCAGATGTTTGGATGGATGAAGGTAAAGAAGCAGATTACTATATGTCCAGCGATTGGATTGAGAATGTATGGAAAGATGTACTTGCCAAGAAGTTTGCAGTTACTACTCCTAAATTTGGATACGACGCTAGGTTCCTTCTTAAAGGCAGAGATGATCTTAAGATTGAGAACAAAGAGTTAACTGTTAAGTCTAATAAGAAAGGAGACTTACTTAGAGGTTTCAGAAACTTCAACAAAGGCAAGAAGACTTCCAGAACATTCCTTAACCAAATCATCGATATGGTAGCTTAGATGATAGAACTACTAGAAAACGGCTCTACTAGCACCCCTCTAAGGGGTGGCCTAGTACCAGGTAATACACTAGGTACCCTGGATTTAGCCCCTGCCATAGCCCCTCTAAGGGAGAAAAAGATTTCAAAAGAATGTAATAAAATGCTTGACTCTTGGTTCGCCAGAGTGCATAATACATGTATATTAAATAATAAAAGTGAGGACTTATATAATGAAAGCAATAGATAGAGAAAACTTAATCCAGACCCTACAGTCACAGGACAACGGTACTGGAGTTTTTACCCGTAAACAAATCATCGAAACAGCTAGCTCAATAGGCTTAGGTTTCCCAGCATGGTTGGTGAACGGCAAGCCAGAAGTCAAAGTTGACAGAGGCGTTTATAATTTAACCAGTATGTTTGGTGGACAGGTTGCTCAGGCACAGCCCATTGAACAGGCTCAACAAGCACCTTTAGCAGTGGTTGAAACCCAAGCTCCACAGGTGTTGGTACAAGCTAAATTAGCTGTAGAAGTAGACGATCTTATCCCAGGAAAAGATGCTACTTTTGTACCATTTGGATTTTACAAGGACTTGAAAACAGTTCTTAGCACTAGCATGTTCTACCCAATATTCATTTCAGGCTTATCAGGTAATGGTAAGACTACAATGGTTGAACAAGTATGTGCAAACCTAAAGCGTGAGGCTATTAGAGTAAATATTAGTATTGAAACTGATGAGGATGATTTAATCGGTGGCAATACACTAGTTGACGGTAATGTCGTCTATAGAGAAGGGCCCGTCCTCACCGCGATGAAGCGGGGCGCTGTTCTCATACTTGATGAAGTGGATAGGGGTTCGAACAAGCTGATGTGCTTACAAGCCATCCTTGAGGGGAAGCCTTACTTCAACAAGAAGACTGGCGAAACCGTAACTCCTGCTCCTGGATTTAACTTAGTGGCCACGGCCAATACTAAGGGTCGAGGTTCAGATGATGGCAAATTTATTTCTGCCAACATACTCGACGAGGCATTCCTTGAAAGGTTTGCAATCACAGTCGAGCAGGAGTACCCTACAATGGCTACCGAGAAGAAGATTATTGTTAAGAAGATGGAAAAGGTCAACAATGTAGACCAAGACTTCGCGACACACCTTGTTACTTGGAGTGATGTTATTCGTAAAACATATTACGAAGGTGCCATCGACGAACTTATTTCAACTCGTAGGTTGGAGCACATTGTTAACGCTTTTGCAGTGTTCAAGGACAAGCAAAAGGCTGTTCAACTTTGTGTTAATAGGTTCGACGAAGACACAAAAGAGGCATTCATTGATTTGTATGCCAAGGTTGATCCAACTGTTGAATTAGAACAGCAGATGGAAGAAAATGCAGAACAGGAGATACATGAAGATGGCGAAGAATAAAACGCCAGAGTATAAGTTCAACGAAGGAGCTCTCATTAGGGAGCTCCAATCGTATATCGACAAGACATACTCTGGACATTACAGCAGAAACAAATTTCAATCCACAGAATTTATTAGTGATTGTGGACATGGAATTGGATTTACAATTGGAAACATTCTGAAATACGCACAACGATATGGTAGAAAAGGCACCACAGAGGACCATAGAAAGGATCTTATGAAGGTATTACACTACGGCATAATAGCACTCTCAGAACACGATAAAAATACCGTAAAGCATTATTTAGACGATTAAACTCTTATAAATAAGATAGTAAGTACAGTTTAACTAAAGGAAAAACAATGGCGTATACAGTAACAATGACATTTACGAGACCAGATGAGTCAACTGAATTGCCTACTTTACAGGCGATCAATTCATCTCACAAGACATCTGCTGACACAGTAATGTCAGAGAACGGTGTTGCTAAAACTTATGATATAGATGGACTAGTAACAAGAGTCATCTATACAGCAGAAGATAAAGCTACATACGATAGTGCTAAGGCACTTGCTGATGATTTATCAGATGAATCAACAGTTAGAACAACATATAAATCGCAATGTGAAGCAGCTAATATTACTTGTTCAGTGGTAGATTCAGACGGTACTACAATCACAAGTTTCTAAAACAACAGAGGTTTATATTATGAATTTTGGTGAAAGAATAAATTACGAGCTTGACAATCATGTCGCCGTTTTAACAGTAAACGGAGTAGGTCCTCTCAATATAATCGACATACCGTTTTACAACGGATACAACGATGCTCTAGTAGAATTTAGAGAAGATGATTCTAGAGTTTTACTTATCAAGTCAGGCAATCCAGATCACTTTACAGCAGGTTTTGAAGTAGACACAATCATTGAAGGCATGAAGTCAGGCGCTGCTGGTAATACAATTACAGACAATGATATGGTTACACCTAAACCTATTATATCAGCAATCAAAGGTTTTTGTATTGGAGAAGGTGTAGGTTTGATGTTGGCAAGTGATTTTGTATTTGCAGATTCTAATCTAAAAATTGCCTGTCCAGAAACAAAACTAGGATTTAATGCTGTTACAATGCAGGTTAAATTCACTCAAAGAATTGGACACAATAGAACAATGGAATTTATGATGGGAGACATGCACGATGTTCATTGGTTAGATAGAGTAGGATTATGTACAAAGATATGTGATGGAGATGCTGAAGAACAAGCACTAGCATATGCACATAAAATTGCCAATAACAATGCACCTATTGCAGTCAGAGGAACAAAAGGTGCCATATGGCATACAGTAAACTCTCATAAGGACGAAGCCATAGACTTTGCTTTGTGGGCTAAGGACATGACATTAGACTCTAAAGATATACAAGAAGGTGTGGCAGCTTTCCTAGAAAAAAGAGCACCTGAATTTAAAAATGAATAAAGAGGATCAACCTTTAAGACAAACAAGACTAGGAGAGCATGGTTGTTTATCCTTTGCAGCTAGTCCTGGTTTAAAATATAAATGGTTATTACATGAGTCCCCAAGTTGGTTTGCCAGAGCTAAGAAAGTTCAAGGACCTGATTGGTATTGGAGTGGAGATGTAGAGCCAGTAGAATATGTATTTGATTCTTTAGGTTTTAGAAACAATAAAACAATACAAGAAATTAGCAACAATAAAAAATGGTGGTTAGTTGATGGTTCCTGTCTTGGCCTGGCTCCTGGAGTTCATACAAAAGATATGATGTCTAATGCTATAACTGAATACACAGACATTCCTACCTATAATATGAGTATATATGGAGGAAGACCTGAGTTTATTGTTAATAATATATTAGAACTGTCTAAAAGATGGCAGAACCCACCTAGTAAAATTATATTATACCTGGCAGAAAATCCTACAGGAACATACAAATTAAAAAATTCTAATCAAATTATAAATTTGGATTATGCTGGTTCTATGTTAAAGGGTGGCAAGGCTTTTGACTTTTTTAAATCCTATGAGGAAGAAAGTATTTCAGTAGGTCAACATAGGTTGGCATATAAAACGATAATAGATTTGTGTATGAGTTTAAATATACCTTTAACTTGGCTCTACGCAGGATATGAATCCGATCTATCTATTCCTAATTTTGATATTTTTCAAGATCAGGATATTTTAGAGTGGTTCGGTTTTGCATCAACAGGATTTTTTGAAAAGGATGATTCTTTTGAAGTGAAACAAAACAAAGTTAAGGATATGATTATAAAACCTTTTATTGAATGCAAACAACCTTCAGATAAAACATTAGATGAAGTGGGGCGAGACTTATATCACCCTAGTGCAGCACAACAAAGGTTGTGGGCACAGAAAATTACACAACATTTTCTGGAAACAAAAAGAAACTTTTAAATGGTCCTATAGACCATTGACTTTTAGTATGTAAGAGCCTATAATACGGTTATAGGTTTAAAAATTGGAGTATATTATGAAACTTAGCAAAGAAACACTTGATGTTCTCAAGAACTTCGCAACTATTAATACGAACATTCTTGTTCGTGAAGGAAATTCGCTCTCGACTATTAGCACAGGCAAAAACATTTTTGCTAAAGCTGATATTAAAGATCCATTTCCTAAAGAGTTTGCTGTTTATGATTTGAACAGCTTACTTTCCCTACTTACTGTAATGGAAGATACTGATGTTGGCTTTGGAGACGAAAGTCTTAAAGTTAGCAAAGGCAATTCTGTTTTTGAATATTTTTATGCAGACCCTAACATTATTGTTAGTGCCCCTGATAAGAATATCGAAGTAGACAACTTCTTCCAGTTCGACTTATCCAAAGATGACATTGACATGATAATGAAGGCAGCAGCTATTACAGCAGCTCCTATGTTAAGCGTGATAGGAGATGGATCTGAGGTAGTAGTTACAGTAGGAGACCCTGCTACACCTAAGTCTAATTCTTTTAGACAGGTTATAGGACAAACAGATAAAACATTTGATGCTAGACTAGCTGTTGAAAACTTTAAGGTTGTACCTTCAGGCTATACAGTTATTTTATCTCAGAAGAAATTTATGTTCTTAGAAAGCAGCAACAATAACTTAAAATATTGGTTGGCGCTTGAGCGTTCATCAGTTATTGGAGAATAAAGATGGGAGAAGATCAACTAGAAGTAACTATCCGTGAAGCACAGAATGGCTGGGTAGTTGAATTAAACCGTGAAGGTGAGACAATGGAGTACATTTTCACAAGACCTAATCCAGCTATCAACTTGGTTAGGAAAGTAATGAAGGGAGAACTAGACCCTTTTGGAGGAGACGATGAGTAGTTTGACACCAGTAGTACCTGATTTCACAGTTAAGAAAACTGTGATGACTACAACAGGAGAAAGAAAGTGGGTTGAGATGAATAATGCTAATCTTTTCGACGGCAAGCGTGTCGTTGTTTTTGGTTTGCCTGGAGCATTTACACCTACATGTTCAAGCCAGCAATTGCCTGGTTATGAACAAGCGTATTCTCAATTTAGAGATGCAGGTATTGACGACATTTATTGTGTTACAGTAAATGATTCTTTTATTTGCCGTGAATGGGAAATAGATCAAAATTTAGTTAATGTAAAAATTATTCCTGATGGTAGCGCAGAGTTTACAGTTAAAATGGGTATGGATGTTCGTAAAGACAATCTAGGGTTTGGAATTAGATCTTGGAGATACGCAGCTATTATAGACGATGGACATGTTATTCAAGAATTTGTAGAGCCTGGCTTCGCAGACAATTTTGAAGGCGACCCATATGATAT